TGAAATGGAGTTTTAACTAAAGAACAACCCCCCCCCCCCTTGGCTAAGAAGGCAGCTGCAAGCCTTTCCAACTGTGCTAATCACTATGCCACCCTTCTTGTAATAACATAACAACTGTGTGCTCTCTGTCCAAGCCAGCAGCCCTGCTAATTAGGTACCCAGCATTGCTTATCAGTTCTGCTTCTGTAACCTTGCTTGCTCAATTTCTTAGGGAGGAACACTGTCTGCTTGGGGATGGGGGAGGTCCAGGATGCTTACATGGGAAAATCAAGACCTTGTAGTGTATAAAAGTTACTGAGAACAAAGACCTGGTGCTCAGACTCTGGAGGTGACTCCTCTGAGCCCACACCAGTGCTGAATAAACCTTGCTTTTCCATATCTCTGAGTGCTGTTTGTCTCCTTCTGTTGCCACAGTTTTTGTGGTTTCTGCAACATTTTGGTGCATTGGCTGGGAAGCCGACAACCGAGCTGGCCTCTTGTGCCACCGTTGTCTGGGAACTGGGGGAGGCCACGGTCACCGGCCTGGTGACAGGTGGATAGCACACACCGGCCATTTTGCCGGATCCAGACCCTCACTTGGGCCATGGCCTTGGCCACACCGCTTCCCGAATGGACTCAGAAGGAGAGTGGAAACAGGTTCCTGGACAGGACGTCAGACTGGTGAGTGCCCCGGGGACATCTGCCCAAGTCAGGACCCACCATATGGTGAAGGAGAGACTGATCACCTCTCAGTGACCAAAGGGTCACTCAGGTCAGGGTTTGCTCCGTTGGCATCGGGAGGCTTGTCAATTCTGGTGTGTGTGTGTGAGTGACTGGAGAGAACAAGAGCCCATGCTCCACCATCTTTGGACTACGGAGTCAGAGTGAGTCCTAACCTGCAGTTCCATGGCGACCCTCATGCGGCTTATGGTGGCCCTCTTCAGGGGGATCCTGATGTTGGGGTTTATACAGTCCCACCTATGCTAAGAGGCGCCTGAAATATCTCCTCCAGGGGAGAGGTCAGACGGACGAAGAGATTGTTCGTCTTGCGTCACCGGCACAGGGTGGGACTTCACACAATGGGTAAATCGGCTTCCAAGCCCACTGTCTTAGAGCATATGGTTAAGAATTTTAAGAAAGGATTTTCTAGAGATTATGGTGTTAAACTGAGTCCTGGAAAACTGTGTACCCTCTGTACCCTAGAGTGACCCTCATTTGGTGATGGTTGGCCTCCAGAAGGGACCTTAGATGTGTTCACAGTTGCAGCAGTATATAATGTTATAACAGGAGACCCTGGACACCCAGACCCATTTCCATATATTGATCAATGGTTGGAAATTACCTATTTGAGGCCCCCATAGGTTCGGTTCTGCACTACAGACCAGGGACAGTGTAAGGTGCTAGTAGCCCAGTCCAAGAAGAAAATCTTGTCCCAAAAAAGGTGCCACCTATTTATCAAGGGGAACCTGAGGACTCGCCCCCTATGCCACCATCTTATGTGCTGCCGGCCCCACCTCCAGGAGCCAAAGGTCCCCAGATGCCAGATAGCCCACCACCTTCTGTTTCTCCTCCACCTTCTGCTTCTGAAGTTCCCGAGGCAATATCACCCCTGCAGCCAGTTTCTCCAGAACCTATGAGCAGGCGTCTCCATTCAGCTCAGGCAGCAGCCACTCCAGCATTACAAATGCCCTTACGGGAGACACGGGGACCACAGCAAGTCACCCCCAATGGGACCATACAAGAGGGGGGATGTTTTTTATTATTACCAGCCCTTTTCCACCGCTGATCTCCTCAACTGGAAACACCGCACTCCCTCATATTCTGAAAAGCTTCAGGCACTGATTGATCTCTTAGAATTCATTTTCCAGACACACTGTCCCACCTTGATAGACTGACAGCAACTTCTTTTTACTCTATTTGACACTGAAGAGTGCTGGCGAATTGTAACAGAAGCCCAAAAATGGTTTCAGGCCAATGCAGGGGGTCAAGCAGACTTGGCAAACTGGGTGAGGGAAACCTTCCCAGAAGAAAACCCCCACTGGGACTATGACACTGAAGAAGGGAAACGTAACCTTGAGAGGTACTGGTAGGCCTTCCTACAGGGGGCAAAAGCTGGGGCTAAAAAGCCCACTAATATAGCTAAGATCAGTGAGATACTACAAGAGCCGAATGAAAGCCCAGCCAAATTCTATGAGAGACTATGTGAGGCTTTCCGAACCTACACTCCTTTTGATCCCGAGGCCCCTGAGAACCAAAGGGTGATAAATCAGATATCCATAAAAAGCTACAGAAATTAGAAGGCTTTGCAGGAGAGAATGCCACTAAACTGTTGGAAATAGCCAACAAAGTTTTTATTAACCGAGACCAGGTGGCCCACTGTGATGCAGAAAAGAGAATGAAACAAAAAGTGACTCTTCTGGCAGCCTCCCTGTCAAAACTTGTGCCCCCAGTGGGACCACCCCATAGGGGACAAGGCACAAGGCCAGGGAAAAGGAGTCCCCTGGAACATGACCAATGTGCTTACTGCAAAGAAAAGGGACATTGGAAAAATGAATGCCCCAACCGTCCTGAGAAAAAGACCAAAGCCCCACCTAGCCGGTACCGATCTGAGCCACTCAGCACCAACCTGATCGGCCTAGCGGAGTCTGACTGGGGGGACCAGGCTCTCTCCAACTGGGCCGCTGAGAGCCTATGGTCAGAATTCAAGTAGGGGGCCACCCCATAGACTTTATGGTTGACACAGGTGCCGAACTTTCTGTGGTTACACAACCTGTGGCTCCCCTCTCGGGGAAAGAAACCACCATTGTTGGGGCCACAGGTAACCAAACCCACAGGCCCTTCTGCGGTCCTCGACGATGTCGGTTAGGAGGCCATGAAGTAATACATGAATTTCTTTACCTAACTGACTGCCCAGTTCCCCTGATGGGAAAAGACCTGCTGGCTAAAATGGGGACACAAATTTCCTTTTCTACTGATGGATCAGCCCAACTCAAATTGACAGAACCGCCCTCTCCTTTAATCATGGCTCTTGCTGTAAAAAGAGAAGAGGAATGGTGCTTGTACTCTTCCCCTTCAGAAATGGGGACCATTCCCCCAGAACTAGAGACTAAATACCCATTGGTTTGGGCTGAAGGAAACCCACCAGGACTGGCAAAATGCCACGCTCCTGTCTTAATTGATCTAAAACCCAGAGCTCAACTGGTAAAGCTATGGCAATACTCAATGCCCAGAGAAGCTTGACTGGGAATCCAGGTTCACCTGGATAGGCTGCTTCAGCACGGACTGTTAATAAAATGTCAGTACCCTTGGAACACCCCTTTACTGCCAATGAAAAAACCGGGAACACAGGACTACCGCCCAGTACAGGACTTGAGAGCCATAAATGAAGCAACAGTCACATTACACCCATCCGTCCCTAACCCATATACACTGCTAGGGCTGATCCCCTCCACTGCTGAGTGGTTTACTTGTCTGGACTTAAAAGATGCTTTTTTCTGCCTCCGGATGCCACCTGCCAGTCAGCCCTTGTTTGCTTTTGAATGGCAGAATACACATACAGGGACAAAGGAACAGCTCACCTGGACTAGACTCCCACAAGGATTCAAAAACTCTCCCACTCTTTTTAGCAGCGCCTTAGCTGCTGACCTGGCTGAATTTCCTGGACAAAAACTGGGCTGTGTTTTGCTACATTATGTTGACGACCTCTTACTAGCTGGCACCATGGAGGCTCAGTGCCTAGAGGGAACAAGAGCTCTCTTTTCCCTACTGATGGAAGCAGGGTATTGGGTATCAAAGAAAAAGGCACAAATATGTAAAAAACAAGTCAAGTATCTGGGCTTCAACATCATGCAGGGCCAATGAATGCTGGGGACTGAAAGAAAGCAGGCAGTTTGTGCCATTCCTGTCCCTACCATCTGCCGGAATGTTCGTGAGTTCCTAGGGGCAGCAGAATTCTGCTGGATATGGATCCCCAGGTTTTCAGACCTGGCTAGGCCTCTGTATGAGGCTCTAAAAGGAGAAGAAAAGGCTCCCCTTAAATGGGGACCAAGCCAGGAGACAGCGTTTCAGACAATCAAAACTAAACTCACTGAGGCTCCAGCCTTGGGACTTCCTGATGTAACCAGAGAATTTAACCTTTTTGTTCATGAGAAAAATGGGGTGGCTTTGGGAGTCTTAACAAGAATTTGGGCCTTGGCAGAGGCCAGTGGCATATCTGTCTAAACAAATTGACTCAGTTGCTGCCGGATGGCCTCCCTGCCTCTGAGAGCTGGCAGCTACCACCTTGTTGGTGAGAGAGGTTGACAAGTTGACCCTGGGACAAAACCTCAATGTTAAAGTCCCACACTCAGTTGTAACCCTAATGGATACCAGGGGCCACCATTGGCTCACACATGCACGAATGACTCAATATCAAGGGTTACTATGTGAAAATCCATGGGTAAAATTGGAGGTTGTATGAACTCTGAACCCAGCTACTTTTCTGCCAGATGAAGCGGGGCCCCCAGACCATAACTGCCTGGAGGTACTAGATGAGGTGTTTTCCAGCAGGCCTGACTTGACTGATAAACCACTCCAAAATCCTGACCTGGTTTTATATATTGATGGCAGCAGCTTTATGGAGGATGGAAAAAGGATGGCAGGATATGCTGTGGTATCTGACTTAAAAGTGATAGAAGCAGAGGTGCTTCCTCAAGGCTGGTCAGCACAGAGAGCAGAATTATGGGCCTTAATCAGAGCACTGGAGCTCAGCCAAGACCAGCAAGTTAATATCTATACCGACTCATGATATGCCTTTGCAACTTTACATGTCCATGGAGCCTTATATAAAGAAAGAGGGCTCCTCACTGCTGAAGGAAAAGGAATTAAAAACCAGGCTGAAATCTTAAAGCTCCTAGAGGCAGTATGGGAACCTAAAGAAGTTGCAGTTATCCACTGTAAAGGCCACCAAAAGGGGGATGACCCAGTAACAAAAGGAAACCATAGTGCTGATGCAGCTTCCAGACAGGCAGCCCGGGGACAACAGCCAGACAAACCTAAGGTCTTGCTGGCCCCAGAAATGCCAGCTGTCCCCAAATATTCTCCAGAGGAAGAAAAATGGATAAGGGAGGAAGGAGGAACTAAAACTAAAACGGGATGGTGGGTCACACGGGACCACCGAGTTTACATTCCAGAACAGCTGGCCCACAAACTAGTCTGCCAAGAACATGAGCTAACCCACATGGACAAAACTGCCTTAGAGACCCTACTGGGCTGGTACTATCTCATTGCTCATCTTCCTGCACTCTGCTCCTCTGTCTCCCAAAGGTGCATAACCTGTTTACAGAATAATGCCTGCCAGGGGCCCCACAGACCAGCTGGGGCACAGCACTGCAGACTGTCCCCATTTGAGGATATGGAAGTGGACTTCACTGAGGTCACCCCTAGTAAAGAGTACAAATATTTACTAATTTTTATCTGTACTTTTTCAGGATGGGTAGAGGCCATCCCTACCTGAACTGAAAAGGCAAGGAAAGTAATCAAGGCACTCCTGAGAAACATTATTCCCAGATACGGAATGCCTCTGACCATCAGGTCAGATAATGGACTGGCATTCATGGCTGAAACAGTACAACAGGTGGCAAAAGCTTTACAGATCCGATGGAAACTACATTCTGCTTATTGCCCTCAAAGTTCAGGGAAAGTAGAATGCATGAACCGAACCCTTAAACAGACCCTGGCAGAGTTATGTCAGGAAACTGGCTTGCCCTGGATAGACATGTTGCTGGTGGCCCTCTTAAAAGTGAGATGCTCACCCCGAGCGGGAATAGGATTCTTGCCATTTGAAATCTTATATGAAAGGCAACCTCCACTAATCAGTTTAAAAGGAAACACCAGGGAGTTGAGAGACTTGGAATTACATAAACAATTACAAGGACTGGGGCTCACTATTTCTTGGATATATAAATGGGTCACAGACAGAATACCTGTGTCCTTAGGTATAACAGTACACCCCCACAAGCTGGGGGACCAGGTGTGGATAAAGGACTGGAAAAATGAGCCCTTGAGGCCAGTATGGAAGGGCCCCTATACTGTAATTCTAACCACCCCCACCACTCTTAAAGTAACAGGAATAGATGCTTGGATCCATCATTCCAGAGTTAAACCAGCTGGCCCAGCTGACAACCGTGGAGAGTGGGAGACTGCCCTCGATCCAGAGACCTCTTTGCCTGACAATACAGAGAAGGAGACGATGATCTCAAAGCCCTGCTCTGACCACATAAGCATTCGCATTGATGGAAGAGGCCTTGACCCTGGAACTGTGCTACATTTCCAGAGAATCACATTTGCACTCCAAGCTGCCTCTCACAGGGTCTTTCATTCCTTTTATAAAGAGATAAGAAACACCCCACCTCCCGTTCCGGCCACAACTAAGAATTTGTTCTTAGCCCTGGCAGAAAATATTACACAAACTTTCAAGGTCTCCTCTTGTTATGTATGTGGGGGAACAAACACAGGAGACCACTGGCCTTGGCAAGCCAGAGAGCTGGACCCATTAGAGCCTCATAATGAGACTACATACCCCCAACTCACCAATGGGGTATGGCTCCTCAGAACTGCTATTATAGGGAGAAATTGTCTTGCGAGGTGGGGAGGACAGTTTAATGTTTGAGTTGGAAGCCTAACATGTTTAGGCCTAAGGTATTATAATCTGACTGCCCAAAAGACTCAATGGTGGTCATCCTCCAATCGCTCAAAGCCCAAGCCTAATCCCTTGTCTAACTTTTCCCTCCTTCGACAAGCATGGGAAGATATCAGTACTAATATCCATTGGCGGGCACCAAAGGGATTATATTGGATTTGTGGAAAAAAATGGCCTATTCCATACTCCCCTCCAAATTGGACTGGGGTATGTGTACTGGGAACAATCAGATCTTCCTTCTTCCTGCTCCTGCTGTCACTAGGGGAGCAACTGGGAGTTCCTATATACAGCACAGGGTGCCCAGAGAGACCGGAGGGCTGTCCAAATTGGAGACTGGAAAGTTGATGAATGGCCCCCAGAACAGATAATTCAATATTATGGACCTGCCACCTGGGCAGAGGATGGCTCTTGGAGATATCACACCCCTATCTATATGCTGAACCGCATCATCAGACTACAGGCAGTTTTGGAACTTATAACAAATGACACTGAAAGGGCCTTGACTATATTGGCCCAACAACAAACTAAAATGCTCAGTGCAATCTACCAAAATCGCTTGGCCTTGGATTATTTACTTGCTTCTGAAGGAGGGCTTTGTGGAAAATTTAACTTAAGTAATTGCTGTCTACAAATAGATGACACCAGAAAGGTGGTAGAAGAAATTGCTGACCGCATGACTAAACTAGCCCATGTACCTGTACAAACTTGGAAAGGATGGGATGCAGACAGTCTCTTTGGTAAATGGTTCTCTTGGTTGGGAGAAATTAAGACAATGGTTGGAATAGTCATGGTTATACTCGCAGGGTGCCTACTTGTTCCCTGCCTTGTACCTCTCCTGATAAATATTATAAAAGGTTTTATAAAAACCATGGTTGAAAGAAAAACAGCCTCCCACCTGCTACTTATTAGAGGCTACCAAAGGGTTATGACTGATGATGATCTGTAAAGGGTGCAGATGCACCCTGAACATCAAGAGGGGGGAATGAAATGAAGTTTTAACTAAAGAACAACCCCCCCCCTTGGCTAAGAAGGCAGCTGCAAGCCTTTCCAACTGTGCTAATCACTATGCCACCCTTCTTGTAATAACATAACAACTGTGTGCTCTCTGTCCAAGCCAGCAGCCCTGCTAATTAGGTACCCAGCATTGCTTATCAGTTCTGCTTCTGTAACCTTGCTTGCTCAATTTCTTAGGGAGGAACACTGTCTGCTTGGGGATGGGGGAGGTCCAGGATGCTTACATGGGAAAATCAAGACCTTGTAGTGTATAAAAGTTACTGAGAACAAAGACCTGGTGCTCAGACTCTGGAGGTGACTCCTCTGAGCCCACACCAGTGCTGAATAAACCTTGCTTTTCCATATCTCTGAGTGCTGTTTGTCTCCTTCTGTTGCCACAGTTTTTGTGGTTTCTGCAACA